CACTGCGTAACAATCTTGGGACTGCCACTGATGCCATCGCTAAAGAGCTCGAGAAGCAGATCAACAAGCTGGCGACGGAGGGAAAGAAGTGAGCGCTCCGATCTTTCAATTGGCTGTTGCCAGTGCCGCTGTCAAGGCTGCGCTAGGAACGTCACCGACTAGGTTCTACCTGTTCGGTGAGGCTGATCAGAACACTGTGAAGCCTTATGCGGTCTGGCAGCAGATATATGGAGCTCCTGAGAATAAGCTCGCAGGAGTTCCAGGCGAGGACGTGTTTGGCATCATGGTTGATGTGTATGGCAACTCAGCAAGCGAGGTAAGACTGATTGGCGCAGCGTTGAGAGACGCTTTTGAGCCTCATGGCTATGTCATGTCATGGGGGAACGAATCGAGAGAACCTGATACGCGACTATACAGGTTTTCTTTCACAGTTGAATTCATGGTGTCGCGTTAGTTGGTAACAGTCTTAAGGAGGACTGAAAGATGAAGGCTCAGGGTACGGAACTCTACGCAATCGATCCGTCAGATGATTCGATCATCGTCATTGGCTGCATCACGTCTATCGATGGTATCGACGTGTCCGTGGAGCAGAATGAGGTGACATGCTTGCAGGATCTCGTGCGTCGCTACGAGGCTGGTCTCGGAACTCCGGGCACGGCCACGTTCGGCATCTACACGGATCCGACAGATGCTAGTCACATCCGTCTGCATCAGCTCAAGACGGCTGGCACCACGCTGAAGTGGGCAGTCGGCTGGAGCGACGCCACTGGCACGCCGCCGACCGCCGATAGCGCGGGTGACTTCGTTCTCGGCACGACTCGCTCGTGGCTGACGTTTGAGGGGTTCATGAACTCCTTCCCGTTCAGCTTCCAGCAGAACGCGTCGGTGCAGTCGAACATCGGCATCCAGGTTTCCGGTGAGCCGGTCTGGACTCCGGCGGTCTGATCGGTAACTCAACGAGAAGGATGAGCAGTAATGAGCAGCCTCAATGATCTGAAGGCAGTTGGCGCGTTCGTTGTAGATGAACTGGTGAAGAAGGACATCAAGTTCAAGCTGGACGATGAAGAGCACGAATTTCAAATCTTCGTCAGACGGCTCAGCATCGGACTGCAGGAAGAAATCTTCATGTCCGGTGGCGACAGCGATAAGAGCAGGACCGCCAAGATGATCTCAGAGGCCGTGCGGCTAGGCGAGACCGGTGAAGAGAGGATGAGCTTTCAAGACGCTTATAAGCTCCACCCGGTCATCGCCGTAGCCATGTCAAAGGCTATCGGTGAGGTCAACAGGAGTAGCGGAAGAAAAAACTGACAGCCGCCGATCGTTTCCTTTACGATCTAGCACTGGCGCTCGGCGGCATGACAGTAGGTGAGTTGAAGAGACGAATGACTTACGATGAGCTGCGTGGATGGGAACTATACGTGAAGCAGAATGGTCCGCTACATCTTGCGATACGGATAGAAGCGATAATCGCTCGCGCAGTGTCTCCTTTCCTCAAGAACGTTTCTGCAAGAAGATTCATGCAGTGGCCGGTGGAAGAGGAAAAGGAGGCAACGCCAGAAGATCTCATGGCCATCCTGAGGTCGGCAAAGGTAAAGAAGGAGCCTAAGCGTGGCAGCTAGAGGTCTCGGTACTCTTACGCTTGATCTCATCGCTCGTATCGGTGGGTTCAAGAAGGGGATGGACGAGGCAGCGAGAGTCGCAGACAATCGCGCCAAAGCCATTGAAAAGTCTTTCAAAGGACTGCAAGGTAGTCTTGCTAGGTTCGCCACGTTCATCGGAGCTGGCCTACTGGTAAGAGGCATCGTTGAGAACACGAAGACAGCTGAGGAGGCCGTCGGGCAGCTGAACGCCGTCCTCAAGTCGACTGGTGGAGCGGTCGGCTTCACGTCAGAACAGATTCAAGAGCAGGCCACCGCACTTCAGCGCGTCACAGCCTATGGAGACGAGGCGATTCTTTCTGCGCAGAATGTCATCCTAACGTTCACGCAGGTGAAGGGCGACAACTTTGAGGGCGCGACAGAAGCCGTGCTTGACATGGCTACTGCACTGAAGACAGACTTGAAGAGCGCAGCTATCCTAGTAGGCAAGGCGCTCAATGATCCTGTCAAGGGTGCAACCGCACTGTCACGCTCTGGCGTCATTCTTACAGACTCGCAGAAGTCGCTGATCAAACAGTTGGTAGCGACCAACCGAGTAGCTGAAGCGCAGAAGATCATCCTCGATGAGCTCGGTGTAGAGTTCGGTGGGTCTGCGCGGGCTGCCCGTGAAACTTTCGGCGGAGCTCTTGAAGCCGTAAAGAACGCTTTCGGTGACTTGCTGGAGGCTGACGGTGGAGTCAACGACACTGTCGGTGCGCTGAATGAGCTGGCTGACGTACTGTCCGATCCTACCGTTGTTGAAGGAGCGAGGACGCTGGCCAATGCCATCATTCAAGCCTTTGGCAAGGTTGCCAGCACGGTCTCTACTGTCGTTGGCACTTTCAAGTTCCTCGGCGAAGAGGCAGCCGCAAGAATCTACGGACCAGCCGCCGACGACGTAGTGCGCATCAGCGAAGAGCTGGCCACTGCTATGGAGGCTAGGAAGAACGTCGTTGCTGGCCGCATCCGGTTCTTCAGTGATCAGGGCATCGTGTCGTGGTGGAGCGAAGAGGAGCTAGACGCCAAGATCAAGGAGCTGAAGCAGAAGTTGGAAGATGCTTATCAGCTGGCGGCTCCCCCGGTTCCAGGAACGACCACTACCGAAGGTGGCGTCGCGCCGCCTCCGCCTCCATCAGAAGACTTCGTCAAGATGGAAGAGGCGCTCAAGAAGCAGATCGCACTGTACGGCAAGGTCGGTGAGGCCGCTAAGATCGCTGCCCAGATTCAGCTCGGTGAGCTGGATGGAATGACTGAGGCAGAACAGCAGCAGATCCTCGCGCTGGCCAGACGGTATGACGCCATCGTCAAGACCGCCGAGGCAGCGAAAGAGCTTGAGGCCGCAAACAAGAAGCTTCAGGAGAGCTACAAGAGTCAAGAGGAAAGCTTCTCTGCGCAGATCGCCCTCGAGAACTACAAGCTGGAGATCGGCGCTGTTGAAGAGTTGACGCAGGCACAGCAGATTCACTTTGAGGTCACGTATGGCTCGTTGCAGAATCTGTCACCGGAGCAGAAGGCTAGGCTCGAAGAGCTAGGCGCAGAGCTAGACGCGGTCACTGCATTGACGGACGCAGAGCGCGAGAGGTTCGAACAGCAGGAGTCGCTCGTTCAGAAGAGCATCGAGCTTCATAAGGAAGCGCGTTCTGAGGAAGATAAGCTCGCTGACCGATTGCTGGAAATCAAGGAGGCGTACGAAGCGGCAGGCAGCGTGCTCACGGCAGAGGATGTCGTGGTGCTGTCGCAAGAAGCGGTCGACGCATACGAGAAGGCCACGGAGCAAGTCAACGAGTTCGCCAAGACAGCGTCCGAGAACGTTCAGAACATTATCGAGGACTTCCTTGTCAACCCGATGGAGGAAGGGTTCGATGGATTGCTGGCGTCCTTTATCCAGATGCTGCACCAGATGGCTGCGGCTGCACTGGCGGCGAAGATCGCTGAGGCCATCTTCGGGTCAGGCGGCGTCGGGTCAGGCGGCGGATGGGTCGGAGCGCTCATGGGAGCATTCGCTGGAGGAGCAGAAGAGGGCGGTCACTTTACTCCCGGCAAGTGGGGCATCGCTGGCGAGGCTGGCCCAGAGCTGATTTTCGGCGGCTCTCCTGCGGCAGCGATGGGGACGTTCGACTATCTGTCAAGGGTCAAGTCGGATCTCTCCGGATTTGACTTGCCGGATACAGCCGTTGTCAAGGTCATCGCAGACCTGTCGAAGTTCACAACTCCTCAGCGCGTCGCGTTCGGTGCGGCTCCTCGTCCCGGTGAGTGGAGCGTCGTAGGAGCATCTGGTCCAGCCATCGTAGACAGCGGCACATCTGGTGCTACGATCATCAGCAACGAAGAGTCAGCGCAGTTGATACGTGAGCTTGTCGCGTTCATCGCGACCAACAGGCAGATGTTCAAGGGTCTTAGCATGCTGGCCAATCCGTTCGTGCTGCCCTCACGAGACGTTGGCGGCAGGGGTGTACCCGGACAGCCGTATATGATTGGCACTGGAGCACAGCCTGAGATCTTTATCCCAGACTCACCGGGATCGTTCGTGCCTAACAACATGAACAGCAACGTGACAGTGAGACCGCAGATCGTTAACGTGAGAGACCCGTCTGAGATTCCGACGGCGCTTCGCTCCAGTGCCGGCGAGCAGGCGATACTCAATGTTATCTCGCGGAACCCATCAGCTATCAAGAGCATGCTAGGAGGACAGTGATGGCATACGCCATAGGAACCGCAGATGACTTCATGGACTTTCTGCGGAAGATCCGTGACTTTGCAACAGGAGTTTTGGACCCGGCGACGGACTCAACATTCACAGACGGCATCGCTGTTCCAGCTGCCCAACAGTGGACGGAATTGGTGCCGGGATCAACGTCGAGCATCGTAAGTATTCCGGCGTCGGGCTTCGCTACTGATGGCGAGCTGTACATGATGGGTCCGGGATCTGACGTTGATGATGAGATCATTATCGGGTTCAGGACTTACCGCAATGTAGGCGCGAACATCTGGGGATGGGAGATGCGCGGCTACACTGCATTCTTTGACACGCTGGATTGGGATACGATGCCCGGTGTGTCGCCATCGTGCTACGCCGCGTTCGATGATGAGCTCATGGACATCTGGATCTGGGTCAACGCTCGCCGCATCATGGCGTGTGCTCGCGTTGGCACGACAGACATCCTGATCCATGCCGGGTTCATCCAGCAGTTTGGTACGCGCAGTCAGTATCCGTACCCGCTGATGATTGGTGGCAGCAGCGACTTGAGCACGACGTCATTCCAAACAAACAACTTCGCGCACTCCTGTCTGCCTGATCCAGCACGGACGTATCTGCGTTGGGTTGATGGAAGCTGGAAGAAATACGCGAACTACAGCGGAACAACCGACCAGCGTGGCAGCGCTCGCATTCAAACTGGCCGTCTGTACTGGCCGCAGCGTGATCCGTTCAGCGCTGAGGAAAGCACCTCCGGTAAGGACAACTCAGAGACCGAAATCTTTGAGAACTTTGTCACTGGCAGCGACACCTATATCAGTCCGTCAATCATCGACGCCTATCCGCTGTTTCCAACAGTGCTGATGTCGTCAACTGAGAATGCAATCGTTGGACGGGTTGACGGGCTGTACACGACGTTCGGTCTTGGACTGGTGACTGGCGACACCATCACCGTCGGCGCTGGAAGTTCAGCCGAAGTGTACGACGTTTTCGCAAACACATGGCGCTCCGAGCCGCCAGACTTCTTTGCCGTCAAGAGGGAATAAGACAATGCCTGTTGCAAGACTTACTAACGTGACCAGCTACGATTCGCTTCTTCAGGAGATACGCGACTTCCTGAACGCGACGGGAGACTGGACCATTCATGAAGACATGGTGGTGCCCACGACCCCAGCAATTGGGTACACAGCAGGCGGCCACAAGCTGACGATGTCTAACGGTGATGTGCTGACAACTCTGCGTTCAACAACGACTACCAGCGGCGCAAACCGGCTGATGCTGTTCGCCGGTAGCGGAACGTGGACAACTGCCGTTGATGATTTTGATCTGCCTGGAAGTGACGGGTGCGTTCTTGTTGCTGGTGACTACACAAGCACCAATACCCCACCATGTAAACACTGCCAGCAGTTCGCCGGTCCATTCCCAAGAGCATGGATCTTCACTGATGATCCGTCAACGTACTGCCACGTTGCGATTGAGGTAGTCGCAGGTCGCTATCGTCACATGCACTTCGGCAACATAGAAAAGTTCGGCACGTGGACCGGCGGCGCGTATTACGAAACTCAGTGGTGGAGTCAGTCTGTAACCTACATCGACTCTCCTCACAGCAACACTCACTACATTCCGTTCGACGCTTGGGAGAGCAGCGGCCCGTCAGTTAGCAACAGAGGCACGATTCATTTTGACTACGACAGCACGTACTATTGGGGAAGGTCTGGGGGTGGAACGTTGAACGGAGTTGCCTCGCTCAACATGCCAGGGAGTTGTCGTGGCGGGATGGGCATGGCGTTTCGTGCTCCGCGTGAGACGCTGTTCTCAGCGCTCACTGCGTTGATCCCGATCACTAAGTGGTACAAGCGCACGAGCGATACACCTGACACCACTCGCTGTGTCGGGAGGATCAAGGACATCGCTTGGACCAACATCGCCAACTTCACTCCGGGGGAATCCTACTACATCGGTTCAGATGAATGGATCCTGATCCCGGCGACGCGAAAGCAAGACCCGACGCTGTTCAATGACCTTGAAAATTCCGGGTGGTACGCCTACGCTTACAAGGTGATTCCGTCGCCATGACAAACTATGACGGCTACAACTGGCCCGAGCCAGAGTTCTACAAGCAGTCCATCACCGGCAGCTTAGATGACGGGCTGGCTCGTTGGGATGAGTGGAGAATTTGGGACGTCGATGACCTCATTACGTCTCCGCTCTACAACGGCATACGCGCCAGAGGATCATACGCAATTCACAGCGACAATTTTGACGGCTTCGTTCAGCCTGAGTGGTCTGACCTCTTGTTCGGTCACATCCTTGTCGTTCCATCTCGGCTCCAGCTTGGCAACGTGCTGACCAATCAGACACGCAGCGTTGAAATTGCTAATCTGTTCTTGAGTGACGTGACATGGCAAACTCTTGGCACAGACGTTCAAGGTCTGACGTTCACCAACGCTCCCGCTGGAATGGATGACACGTCTTCTTCAGTGCCGTACGACATACCGTCGTTTGGCAGCTTCGTACTTCAGGTTGGAATCAGCGCTGAAGGACCGGCAGTAATCAGCGGTGACATCTTCTTTGGTATGAACGTTGAGTTCGTCACCGTGCCCGTTGAGGGTCGTCGAGTAGTGTCATTCCACTTCAAGCCTCTGGCTCCGATCACAGAAGTCATTGAGTGGAAGACAGACATCATAACTGCCGAGGCAGGCAACGAGCAGCGTGTCACACTTCGAGGATCTCCACGTCAGCAGCTCCGTATGGCATACATGCCAGTTGAGCAGCGTAGCAAGCGACGCATAGATGGTCTGCTGTTTGACTGGATAGATAAGATCTTTGCAGTGCCGATCTGGTATGAGGCGACATACCTGACAGGAACCATCGCAGCCGGGAGCTTGAGCGTCCCGTGCGACACGTCCTTTGCAGACTATCGTATCGGCAGTCTCGCGATGGTGTACTTGAATGATGAGCACTATGACATCTTCGAAGTGGCGAGCATAGACAGCAACGGCATCACTTCGGCGTCTGAGATCATCTTTGACTACGGAGTATCAGCGCAGGTGATGCCGGTGCGACAGGCTTACGCAAGGACAGCCATCGGGTCACCGAGGTACTCTGGAAAGCTGACAAGGTTTGATCTGGAGTTTGTCACCATTGAGAACGAGGACTTGGCCAGCACAGCCGGGGAGCAGTTCTACGACAGCAAGGTCATCATCAAAGACTGTGTCAACATCCAGTCTGGCGCTGACAATGCGTGGCAGCGCAACGTCATCGTCATTGATGCAGAGACCGGCAGGCTACAGCAGACGTCGCTGTGGGATCGTAGCAAGCTGACGTCAAAGATTGTCTGGGACGCGAGGTCCTATGAAGAGCTTTGGAGAGTGCGTCAGTTGCTGCATGCGTTCCATGGAAGCCGCGTCTCATTCTTCATGCCGACGTTCACCGAAGATATCAAGCTGGCCAACTTCATCGGAGCAGGAGCCGAGTCGATGGAGGTAGAGGAGACCGGGCTGACTGCGTACATGCAGGGGCGTAGACCTTTCGGTGATATCCGGCTGGTCAAGACAGACGGCACAGAGTACATCAGGCCGGTGGCCAGCATCGTGCTTGACCCCTCTGGTACGGAAGTTCTTTCGTTCACCGGTCAGATGGATCCGTCTAATCCAATCTACCCGGCTGACGTAGAGAGGATTGAGTGGGTCAACCTAGTGCGCATCGCAGATGACAAGGCTACCATCTTGCACAGGTATCTGCAGAACGCAAGAATTGAAGTCAACATTGTCACGACGAGAGAGTAAGCAATGACATTCGCTGCCGACGAAACTAGCGTTGAAAGTGGTTCAGTAATTGAACTCTACAAGTTCAGCTACGCTGGCGAGACATTCTACTACACGTCAGCTGACGACACGTTCACTTACTCGGACAGGGATTATATCCCAGTCGCCGGGCTCACTCGTTCTCCGATCACAGAGCAGAGTGAGATCAGCCAGTCATCGCTGACTTTGACTGCGCATCCTGATTTTGAGGTCGCTAAACTTTTCGAGGTCTACCCTCCATCAGACGTCGTTGATCTGGTCATCTATCGAGTTCATCGTGGCTCACCGACGGATGTCATCGTCTACTGGCTCGGGCGCGTGCTGAACGTGTCGTGGCCGGGAGGCTACTGTGAGCTTCGCTGTGAGTCACTCTACACGCGACTGCGCCAGCCGGGTCTGCGCAGAGTGTATTCTAGGAACTGCCCTCATGCGCTCTATGGATCGGAGTGCGGAGCTAATCAGGTGTCGTTCGCAGAGAACGCGCAGCTTGACAGCGTGTCAGCGACACAGTTTGAGCTGGTGAGCAGTGATTTTCAAATCCATCCGGACGGATACTACAGCGGAGGGAAGGTTGTCTATGAATACTCGCCCGGCAAGTTCGAGCGGCGCGGCATACGCAAGCACGTTGGGAACACCATCACAATCACGCATCCAATCCCCGGTCTGCCCGGAGACGCAGACATAGTTGTCTATGCAGGATGCGATAGAACGCAGCCGACATGCAATGATCGCTTCGCTAATGGAGAGAACTTCGGCGGGTTCCCATACGTGCCGAAGAAGAATCCTTTCGGCTCTAACTCGGTGTATTGAAAATGATCTGGACGCAAATCATCTGGTATGTAGTTACGCTGATCATCAGCATCGCGCTGACGCCGAAGCCTAAGAAGCCGAAGGCTGCCGCGCTAGAGGACTTTGAATTTCCAACCGCAGAGGAAGATCGTTCGATCCCTGTCGTGTTCGGCGAGATAGACATCTCCGGGCCGAACGTTGTTTGGTACGGTGACCTCAACATCAAGGCGATCAGGAAGAGCAGTGGATTTAGCAAGGCGACTGTCGGGTATAAATACTACATCGGTTTCCACATCGGCCTGTGTCATGGACCAGCAGACTCGATAACGAAGATCTGGTGGGAGGACAAGGAGTGCTGGACAGGCAATCTTACCGCGAGTGGATCTGGCAGCATCGATCAGAAAGATCTGTACGGAGGCACTGGTCGCGGCGGCGGCGTCATTGGAGACTTCGATGTTGACATGGGTGAGTCTGGTCAGACAGCCAATGCCTACCTGACGTCGCGTCTTGTAGTTTCAAGCACTGACTATCCGGTTCCAGCTTATCGTGGCATCGTCAGCTTCATCTGGAAGGGCGGCTACATTGGAAACAGTGAGTACGTCAAGCCGATTAAGATCCGGGTTAAGCGCATTAAGAAGGGCTGGCAGAATGACATCTGCTGGTATCCTGCTAAGGCCGAACTCAGCACGGGAATGAACCCCGCGCACATCATCTACGAGACGCTGACTAACTCGTTTTGGGGGATGGGTCTTTCTTCAGACGTCATCAACCTGACCAACTTCACGGCGCAGGCGGATCTGCTGTACGATGAAGGCTTCGGGTTGAACATGATCTGGAACCAGTCGGTGACCATCGAGGCATTCCTGCAAGAGGTACTCGATCACATCGACGGAGGCCTGACGTTCAATCTTACGACTGGCCAGTACGAGCTAACGGTGTTCCGCGCCAACTACGTGCTCGGTGACCTGCCGATCATTGACTCTACTGACATCGTAGAGATGGTCAAGTTTGAGAAGCAGGGATGGGGCGAGACCGTCAATGAGATAATTCTCAACTACACCGATCCGACTACACGTCGTGGGACCAACATCACGGCACAAGACCTGTCGCAGATAGACGCGCAGGGTTCACGGCTCAGTCAGCAGGTTGACCTCCCAGGCATCACTGACCACACCATTGCGCATCAGGTTCTGGCGCGTGAGCTGGCGCAGCGCACGACGCCGCTGACACGCGTCACGTTCAAGGTCAATCGCAATGCGTGGCTTCTCGGCTTCGGCTCGCTGTTCAAGCTTGACAGACCCGAGCGCCAGTGCTACGAGCGTGTCTTCCGAGTGATCAAGATTGATCGCGGCTCGCTGCAAGACAACACGATTACCATCGAGGCCATCGAGGACATCTACCAGAACGAGTTCGGCGCTGGCCTAGCAGTGCAGCCGTCCTCAGTATTGGAAGAGTCACCTCCGCCGACGCCAACTGCCAGCGATGTTCTTTCAGCTACGACTACGACTCCGCCGGGCTCGCCTGCTGACGGTGACACTTACTTTATCCCGGCTGGCGCGACGGGAGCGTGGTCAACTCATCCATTCTCATTCGCAACGTGGGACGCAGACACTGGATCGTGGGAGTACACGCCAGCAGAGGACGGTGACGGGTTCTACGTCGTAGATACTGGGACCAACTACCAGTTCATAGTCGATTCTAGCGGAGGTTCGCTGGGGCCGATAGCTGGCGTGACTGATCACGGCATGCTGACTGGTCTTGCTGACGATGACCATCCGCAGTACCAACTCGTTTCTACCATCAGCGAAGTCATTGATGATCGCGTTGCTGCACTGTTGGTAGAAGGAACCAACATCACGATCACCTACGACGATGGCGCGAACACGCTCACCATTGACGCTGCCGGGTTCAGCTCGCCGTTGACCACGAAGGGCGACCTGCTAGTCTACAGCACGGCCGAGGCAAGGCTCCCCGTCGGCGCTAATGGCTATGTGCTGACGGCCGACAGCGCAGAAACTGCCGGAGTCAAGTGGGCGGCGCCGACAGGCGGAGGCAGCGGACAGTCAAACTACTATCAGGCAGGCGCAGATCCGGGAAGGCGATACACTTTCTACGATGACTTCGTAGAGAACCCGCCATCACTGGGATGGGCAACGAACACTTCTGCTGGATCACTTGACTACACGACTGGAGTTGACGTCGGTCATCCCGGTGTCGCCATGCTCAGCTCAACCACCTCAACGACTGGCCAAGCTGGACTGATGCTTGCGAACAGCGTCACTGGTGGCGCGGCGAACTACATGAAGTTCGGTGGTGGCGTCATCGTCATGCGCGGGCTCATTTATCTTCCGGCGCTCATGGACGGGACCACGAACACTGGACAGGTTCGCTTTGGTCTTGTTGACGAATTGAGCGGCGCTCCCGCCAACGGTGTCCATGCTCAGTATGACGGCAACTTCGCGAACTGGCGACTGTACTCGCGCGGCGGGTCTGGCGGCACTGTCAATAGCAGCTCAGGCAGCATCGCAGTCACGGCAGCGCAGTGGACGTTGCTTGAGATCGTCATCTATGACACGAGCAACGCCGAGCTCTATGTTGATGGCGTGCTGGCCGCGACACTCAACACTCCGTTCACGACCACTGGATGTGCGCTTGGCTTCAGCGTTCAGAAGACAGCAGGCACAACAGCGCAAGACTTGTACGTTGACTGGGTTCAGGCGTGGCAGGAGTTCAGCACGGAGCGGAACGTTGACGGGTTCTATCCACCGATCTGGTCTGGGGCTGGCGGCGCTGGCGGTGAGACCGGGAGCACAGGTGCTAGCTTCGGTGATGGCGTCAATACAGCGAGCATCGTTGACGCGATGATAGGCTACGTCACCGTTCCATACGGTGGCACGATTGACCGGGCACAGATCGTCGCGGATGTGGCGTGCTCATTCAACGTTGAGGTGTGGAAGGCGGCTGGCGCGTTGCCGACTGTAGCAAACAAGATATCTGCATCAGCTCCCATCACGCTCTCCTCGCAGACTTACAACGCGGACACGACGCTGACCGGCTGGACAACGAGCGTGTCACCGGGTGACGTCATAGCGTTCAAGCTCAATAAGACCTCTGGCTCACCGACGCAGATCATGGTGTCAATCGGCATCAAGACTGCGCAGCAGGAAATCTACGTGCAGGCAGCTGAGCCTGTGTCGCCGGGTACTAACGCACTATGGATCTGGTGACATGACAGCGAAGCGCAGAATTGGATCGTACTTCACCAATCTCTCGCACGTCAAGAGATGGACTGGAGGCTCATGGGCTCCGGTTCGCTTCGGCAAGCGATGGACAGGGACGGCATGGGAGCAGTGGTGGCCGCTGGCGGGTGGCGACATCAGCAGCGGCCCATACAATCTGGATGAAGCGACGCAGTCAATTGGCACCGTGTTCAATCTAACTCAAACGCCACAAGGACTATGACATGTCAACTGGATTTCGTTACGCAAGATATGACTTGGATTCAACTACGGCACAGATGGGCTACCTTGCCGGAGCAATCCACGAGGTGCTTGATGACCTGCTGACAGTCGGCAGCTATCCGTGGACCAAGACGGTCAACGGAACGAATGACGTCACTTATCAGGCTCCCGGTGGCAGTGAGATGATGCTGCACGTTGCGCAGAACTACTCGCTCAGCACGAATCTACTCATACAGTTATACGCTCAGGTTGGCACTGATCCTGAGTTCCCGACTCCGACGCAAGTAGTAACAGCCGGTCAAGGCTATGTCACGCTGAGACCACGCGACAGCACCAGCTCCGCAACAACCTACGATAGCAACTGGTATGGCATCAGGACTGATCGCTTCATGTTGCTGGCCATTGGTCCAAACAACGCAGGGAGTGTGATGGGGTCAATAGTAGCGGCGGGAGACTTTCCTGTACTGTCTGGATCCGATCCCGGTCTCACCTGCATCCTTGGTAGCACATCAACCACTTCATCGAACACTTCCACTAGCACTGAGTACACTCTTACTGGAGCCTTGTACCCTCCGCAGAGCAGTCCGCCAAACGGAGTATATGGTTACTCATACAATCACTTTCAAGGATCAACCTTAAGTCATCCGGTATTCTGCTGGCAGACCTTACCAAACAACTCATATCTCTATTACTCCGATACGCTAGGAGAGTTGCAGCTTGGCAAGTTGTTGATTGGAACGTCAGCAAACACAACTGACGCTTCGAACATCAGCACGCGCACCATGTATCGCGGATACGTACCGTATCTGCGCTCTTGTCCAGTGCGTCAGGCAGACATGGCCAACGAGGACACCTTCACAGACGCTGGAGGAGCAACGTATATGTACTGGGACAGTTTGAATAATTATCCTGCGGTGCTCATGATCTCTGACGATGAGGCGCTGCCGTAATGGACTCAACAGCAATCGGCATTCCACTCGACAGCACGTATGCTTCTGTCTCGTTGACGGACTACAAAGCATCAACCAGCAGGGTTCAGTTGATAACAACGATGCCAAACCTAAGCCGATTTCCAGCAACTGGGACGGGACTTGAGATCATGAGAACAACGAGCCCATCGACAGTGCCAAGACCGATCCATGACCCCGCACGCACCATCCAGATCAATGGCGTGACGCAAGTCAACGGCACAGACACGCCACGACGCAAGGCGATTCTGTACAAGGGGCGCGTCTATCAGACTCTTGGCGGCACGACTGATGAAGTGTTCTTTGACAACCTAGTCGGCGCTGACTATGAGCTAGCGGTGTTCGGTGACGGTGACAGGCGCAGCGAGGTGTGGGGACCGAGCACCATACTGGCTCCGGCTCCCATGAGGCTGTCTGGCTCGTTGGCCGCATGTACCGCGAGCGTTGCCTACTCCAGCGGCTTGACGCTGACCGGCGGCAATGGAACGATGCAGTGGAGTTTGACAGGGCAGGCGTTGCCGTCTGGCCTCAACTTCAGCAGCACGACAGGCATCATCAGCGGCACGACAGCCGTGACTGGAACAACGCAGCACACCATCGGTGTCCGTGACGGAAACAATGTGTGGCGCTGGAAAGAAGTGACATTGGTAGTTTCGTAGGAGAATGGAATGACAACTTCATCTTGGGCAACTCTGCTATCGCACGCAGATGATGCAGCCTACAGAGCGTGGGGGAGCGACGTCAGCAGCCACATGTCTACAATTGGGCTGGTCCAGACCAGCGACACAGGACAGGTCAACTGGACAACAGCTACCAAACCTGGATCCAACACAACGACAGACTACGAGATCTGGCGCTTCAACGATTCGCTGCAAGGCACTGCGCCAATCTTCATCAAGCTGTTCTACGGCACAGGGGTCTCCACGTCTTATCCCGCGATGAAGATTCAGGTGGGCACAGGCTCCAACGGTTCAGGAACGCTGACAGGTCTCACGTCAACAGAAAGTTTCATGTGCTACGTCAGCAACAACATCGGTGGCGTGTCGCTAAACAACTACGCTTGTCACACTGATGGCATAGCGTTCTTGGTCTACAACGTCGGTGAAGCTCCAGACAGGTTTTTCTTTGCCATTGGCAGGTCATGCGACAACACTGGAGCGCCGACCACGCATGGCGCTGTCGTGTTCACTCACAACAACTCCAACTCAACAGGCTATAGGTTCTACACTGAGGCACTACGGTTCACAGCGACAGCTACAAAGTACACTCAGAATGGTGGCTCAGCGGACGGCAATAACTACTTCAACCTTCCCGGCGCAGAGACAGACACGAGCGTAGGTGGCGACACGCAGTCAACCGTCTGTATCGCGCCATTCCCGGACTTCAAACCTGTCGGGTGCTTTGGCGTCGCGCTGTTGAGTGAGTTGTCCATTGGGTCCACCGCGGCCATTTCTTACTTCGGCGGCAGCTCGCCATCCACCTACATCCAGCTTGGATCAGGCTTTGGCTGCACAGGCTCACGGGTCAACGTTGGCGATGATCAAGGTGTTGGATTACTGGCGCTCTGGGAGTGATGTCATGGCATGGTTAATTGGACCTAAAGAAGAGCTAATTCAGGACGGCTATTACCCTGCCGTGCTCGACTCAGAGACAGACAAGAGTTTGAAGATACCCAACGTCACCAAGTCAAACTTCCTGACTTACGGAACTGAGGGAACGTTTGGCATAACTGGCGCTGGCGGTGGACCAGTGGTAGGGACATTCTCATGAACATGCAGAATCTAAAGGAGCGATTGGTGACGAAAGAGCAACGCGAAGAGTTTCGTATAGGACCATTCACAGTCGGTGACTTGATAGCACTGGCCGGAGTGGTGTTCATGTCCGGAGCTCTGTGGTGGCGCGTTGCGAGCATTGAGGTGACCAACACCACGCACCGCGCAGAGTTCGTCCTGATGGAACAGCGTGTTCGTGATCTCGAGAAGCTGGTCCCAAGTGAGTACGTCAAGCGCGTCGAGTACCGACAGGATCTGGCAGAGTTAAAGTCTCTGATGCAGAGGATAGACTCTAAGCTGGACGCGCATCTTCAGGTTACACTAAAGGGAGAAGACCATGGACGCTAAGGCATGGCTCGCCGTGCCGGGAGTGCTGGCACTCATCGTGGCGGCAGTGCTCGGCGCTGAGGACCGATACATCACCGCGGCGAAGGCGAGCGAGATGATCTCGCAGACTCAAGTCGACGCAGAGCGTGGTCGGCTCGAGACGGAGCTGGCACTGGCCGAGCACGAGCTTGAGTACCTCGACACAGTCGACGCAGAAGACGGGTCGATGGCCGACAAGCTGGAGCGCCGCAAGAGGTATCTCGAGTCTCGCATCAACATGATGGAGCAGCGGCTGTTGGAACTGGAGGACAAGGAATGACCTTCAAGCTGTCCAAGCGTTCCTACACGAGGCTCGAAGGAGTTCATCCTGACATGGTGAACTTCGTCGAGTGCCTCATCACAATCACTCCCGTCGACTTCGGAGTGATCGAAGGGTTGCGCACGATAGAACGACAGAAAGAGCTCGTGGCGTCTGGTGCAAGTCAGACGATGGATAGCAGGCACATCACTGGTCACGCGGTGGACCTAGGAGCATACGTAGGGAAAGATCTTCGATGGGACATGAACCTCTACTACCAGATAGCGGACGCCGCGAGGGAGGCATGCAAGAGGACCAAGACTCCCATCAGGTGGGGAGGAGCGTGGGCTCGCCTCGACACTGGCAGCAAGCCTGCGAGTGTCCTCGTGGCGGAGTACGCTGCGGCTAAGAAGGCGCAAGGCAAGAAGGCATTCATTGACGCGCCGCACTTTGAACTTCCGAAAACTGTTTACGGCTAAGGAGACTGACATGACTGATCTGAAGAAGGACTGCATCCTTTGCAAGCTGATCCTCGAGAATCCGTGGCGAGCGGCAGCCGTCGTGCTCGGCGTCGTGCTACTGTTCGCACTCTTCGGATGCGGCACGGCACAGGCAGACGACCTCAACATCTCGTGGCAGCATCCGGCTCAGCGAGTTGACGGTACTGCGCTGCCGCTGTCTGAGATTCAGCACACGACCATTGAGTGGGGGCTGTGCAGCGGAAACAATTTCCCGGCCACTCCGGCTGGAACGCGTGATGTCGCTGCTCCGTCTACCACGACCTCTGTCACTGGAGTAGGATATGGAACGTGGTGCGTTCGTGGTAAGACGGTAGACACTGGCGGTCGCGTGTCAGATAATAGCAACGTCGCGCAGAAGATCATTCTTGCGCCGCCGAATCCGCCGCTCATCGTCACCGTGGAATCTGTCGCCTACGAAATCAAGCTGCATCCCGTCACTCAGCTGGCATCGCTCGGGCGGCAGGTCGGCGTCATCGCATACGGAGTGCCGTGCGTTGACAATCCGATGGTCGAGACTGGACGTGGAACCTACTACGAAGTTCCCGCTGACAAGGTGCTGCTCACCAAGGACCCGAAGAGCAGCGTGGTCGTAGCTCGCTGTGCGGTGCTGTGATGGACTCCACAGGAAAGCGTCTGACGAAGCAGGCAGTGTCCGGCGCTAAGAAGAGCAAGACCGTCCACCTGGGACTCGTGGTGATAGTGCTAGGCTATCTGCAGATGAACATGCCGCTGATCGAAAAGATCCTGTCGCCGTTCGTTGGAGCTGAGATGGTAGAGCACATCATGGCGGCGCTGACGATGGCCGTCGGCCTCGGCGTCGTCGTGGTGAGGTTCTACACGGATCAGTCTTTGGCGGACAAGGCATGAAGGGACTCCTGCGAGCCATGACGGTAATCCCGTTCCTTGGAGGCTGCGCCACTCTGGGTGACATGTCAACGGAGGAGAAGGTGTGGCACGGGCTCAACGTGGTGGACGGTGCGCAGACAGCCGGACGTTGCCGAGGTGTCGTGGAGATGAATCCACTGCTAGGCAAGAATCCGTCTGACGCCGAGGTGGCTGCGTTCACCGTCGGCATGAGCGCACTGTATCACTATCTGCACAAGTGGATCGCTGAGAATGAGCCGGGAGGTTTGAAGGTGTTCGAGTACGTGACCATCGGAGCTAAGATTCTTGTGATAGGTCACAATGCGAACGTGGCGCGAGAGGAGTGCTGAGCATGCCTATCAAGTTCTGGATTAACTTGGCTGTCGGAGTGGTGGCGTTAGCTGCCGTCTACTTCGCAGTGACTACGGTGCTCGGGTGGAAGGAAGATTCTGAGTCGTTGCCGAAGGTGCAGGATGAACTGGCGCAGACGATCGCTGATCGTGACGCCTATCTCGAGTCTGCGCGGAGGGCAGCTGAGGTGGCCGGAAAGGCCGAGGCAAGAGTGGACGAGTTGCTTACGAAGATGGACCGTCCTGTTCGTGTTGTTTATCAGGAGGCTAAACGTGAAGATCCAGACTGCGCAGCTTGGGCCGCTGCTCCTATCATGTGCCCTCTTGACGGGATGCGGCGTCTTCGGGAAGCCGAAGCCGACTCCGGCACCTCAGTGCCCTGACATCCCGCCTTCCTTGCTACGCGACTGTGGCGTCTGCAAGGATGACGAAGTAACGCCGAAGACGAACGGTGAGCTGGCCGAAGCCTGGATGGATTGTCGCCTCTGCGTGACGTCTTACAGGGTTCGCATTGACGCGGTACGTGAAATTGCAGCGTGCCGCCATGAAGAAGGGTGAGCTGAAGATACCGAGCCAGATAACTCTATTGGCTAACACACTGCACGTAAGAATAATCCCTGACAAAGAGTTTGACGAGCTTCACCAAGATCCCGAATACGAAGGAGCCCACGGAGTCTACGACGATCAGAGGATGAGTATCGACATTCGCGAGAGTAGCGACAAGAAGGGTCACACCTATCTACACGAGCTGACCCACGGTATTCTCACGGTGATGAACCATCCGCTTAACGACGACGAGACTTTCGTGGATCTCTTTTCGGGATTATTGCATCAAGCTCTAGTCACAGCCAAGTTTAAGAGAGCTCCAAGGAGGAAGGTAAGTGAAGCAGCGAGTGACTGATGAGGAGATACTAGCCGCACTAGACGCGTCAAATGGAATAAGAGCGCACGCGGCACATGCTCTTGGGATTTCAACGAGAAGGCTTGTAGCAAGAATCGGCAAGATGAGGGACAACGGCATTGAGGTTCGAGAATCTACGTACACTGGCAGCTGTCCGACGAAGGCGGCAGACGAGAGATCAGAAACTCGGCTGTCATTCCCGGAGCTGCCGGACGAAGAGATCTCGATAGAAGAGCTACTGTACCGGCGCAAGTCGGAGTTTCGTCGCCGCAAAGAATGGAAGGACGCACGGCGCATCGTGCCTGTCAAGGTGAGTGACAACAGGCCGATAGGAATCGTCATGTTCGGAGATCCGCACGTTGACGATCCGGGTTCGGACATCGAGGCATTGGAGCGTGACGTCAATCTTATCCGTGAGACTCCGGGATTGTACGGAGCCTGCATAGGTGACATCCAGAATAATTGGGTGGGGAGATTGTCGCACTTGTATGGTCGTCAGGAGACGACAGCGCGTCAGGCGTGGCAGTTGGTCGAGTGGTTCATCGACTCTTTGAAGGAGCACTGGCTCTTTCTGGTGCAGGGCAATCACGATCACTGGAGCGGCACTGGCAATCCGTTGAACTGGATCCAGCGACAGTCTCAAGGCATACACGGAGACCACGAGGTACGCATCAGCATCGAGTTTCCAAACGATACGAAGGTGCGCATTGCTGCACGGCATGACTGGCCGGGCTCCTCTATCTGGAACCCGACGCATGGTCAGGTACGCGCCGCGACCATGACCGTCCACGATCACATCGTGGTTGCTGGCCATCGTCATACCGGCGGATACCAGAAGCTGCGCATTCCGGCCAGTCAGTTGATCTCACACTGTATTGCGCTCGGAGCGTACAAGCTCTTCGATGACTACGCTGAGGCGAAGGCATTTCCGAACAGGCACATCTCTCCGTCTGTCACTGCAATCATCAATCCGTCTGGCAATGAAGATAGTGTCGTAAGAATTGAACACGACACTGAAGCTGCCGCGAGCTACTTGACGTGGCTTCGTCAAAGAGGAGGTTGAGGCGGCTGAGGGGCAGGCAGGGGGCCGGGGGCAGGCAGGGGGGCACTTTTTTAACATAATTGGCCCCCCTGCTAGGCCTCCGCAGGGCCGCTAGGCTGGCCGCTAATTCACCCCGCTACCACCCTACCGGCCCCCCGGCCCCCGGCAGGCTGGCGCGGCCCTGCTAGGGGGCGCAATAGGGGGCAGGGGGCAGGGCCGGGGGGCATGCCGGGGGCCGGGGGCATGCTGCGCTGCAACATAGCGGCCCCCCGGCAGGGGGCAGGGGGCAGGGCCGCACCCTCAGCCCTCTTCGTCATCCCACCACCGAAATTTCTCCTCCTTCCACGGGAGGACGATGATGATGAGAAAGAGCATTGAGTACATCACCGCGATAAGAGCACTGTTCAGCACAGTGTTGAATATCTTGCGCATCAAAAGCTCCCCGTTGAGGTTACAGTTGAGGTGGTAAAGAACTGCGGAGGGTTGTCGTAGTCGTAGGAACAGTCCTTGAGCATCTCGATGGCACGGTTGGCCACCTCAAGGTTCTGAGTAGCCTCCCCGATGCTGCGCTTGATCTCCGCTTCCTTGGCATCAAAGAGATTCTTGAACAGCCCGTCGTCATGCAGCCGAGTACGGTGCTGTTCTAGTCTCTTGATGGCAGCGTTGGCCTGCGTGATGTGCGTCTTCATCTTGCCGCACTCTTTCTTGATGTGCTGCCGCATCTGCTCGATGATCTGAGCGCGTCCCGGCGTCACGTTGTTGAGCACGTCAGACATGATGGCGTAGATCAAGTTCTTGGCCTTCGCCTCGACCGAGGACATCCCGTTGGATTCGTCGCCGGTCTGGTCGTAGCGGCTGCGCCTCATCGGGTCGGACAGGACTGCATACGCCACGTTGACCTTCGACATCTTGGCCGTGTCGCCACCGCGATCAGGATGGTGCTTCCTAGACTTGCGACGGTATGCCTTCTTGATGTCCTCTGGCGTGGCGTCACGCGCCACACCGAGCTCGTCGTAGAGGTCAGTCATTGTGGTTCCTTCTAAAGATGCTGCGCCACCACGACACCCTCGGCGGTGGATCGGGGCGACGCTCGAAGAACTTTCCCTCTATGCCGCACTTCCCTTCATAGCGGGCATTGCTCACAGGCATGTACGGTCCAGTCAGCAGACGTGACTGAGGATGGTAGCACATCGGCGGCAGTGGGATGTGATGGTTCGACTTGAAGTGAACACAGTCAACGCAGAAGTTAGTCATGCTGACTCCTGATGCTGTTCCTGTGGTCAGCCTGTTCGTCAACGACCATGAACTCTACCTCGTGCTCCATGCGCATCTGTCCAGCGGTCTTCTGCACGTTGGCGCGTTCCTCGTCGTTCAAGTCCGCTCGTGCGCAGCGATAGCACTTGTCATGGAGGCTGATGCTGGCAATGTGCAGGAACGGATCCGTGGCATGCGCCACGAGCAGCCCGCACTCGGCACACTCCATGCCGGGGATTTCCTTCTTGGGCTCGGTGGTCGGAATGACCTTGTCCGGCTGCCCCATCGTCTTGACAACCTCGTGCGAGAAGTCCTCGGCAGTGACGTGATTCTGTTTACGCGAGTACTCATCGAACGTCCGCATGTTCTCCTGCTCACGCTCGTCGGCGTCGCGGCGCAGCTCCTCGAAGAACCCTGCCGCGAACGGATCGGCGGCATACGTGCGATACTCGTTCTCGACGAGCGTGAGGTAGCGGCGCAGATCCGCGATGTCGTCCAGCACGTCTTCGACGTTGGCGTCCATCGCCTTGAACACGTCATAGCCTTCGTTCTTGACGATGTTCTCGATGCGGTCCCACTTGCGAGCCAGCATCATGAAGGCGCCGATGCCTCCGCGCTTCTTCCAGCTGTCGCCGTAGGAGCGGCCCTTGATGATGAGCACGTCCATGTCCGCGTTCAACAGCTCCGCCAGCCTGCGACGGAATGCCAGTTCCTGATCAGTGTGCTTAAAGCGTTCCATGAGTGTTTCCTCCTGCTGATTCAAATAGCGCCATTGCGTACTCAGTTAGTTCCTGTGTCCGTTCGTTGAGTGAGATGAGCTCACGGTTGCGCACGGCACCGATGGCTCGCCGCACCATGTCCTCAACTCCTCGGTTGCCCATCATGTACTCCTCGATCCCGTAGAACACGAGCTCCATGATGTCGGCAAATTTCACGTACCGATGCTCCTCCTCGGAGAGGAAGGTCTTGGTCTGGTAGTCGAGATGGATGTCCTCCTCTACTTCTCGAAGAGCCTCTTCAAGCTTCGGGTTGTCCCACTTCGCCGGTGCCGGTACGTCGCCGGTGACGGCCTCTGGTAGATCGTGATAGAGCATCGCCCTCCAGACGTTCTTGTCAGCGTCCGGGTACACTGCGTCAAGGATCACAAGAGCGTTGAAAGTGTGCTCTCCGACACCCTGTTGATGGATGACGCTCTTGGTATGGCAGCGTTTCGTTCTGGCAGCTACCCTCGCCAGCTCAAGCAGATCGTGCGATGTCTTCACTTCACTCTCCTGATCATCCAGCGGATGCCAGCCTCGTGCCAGTCGATGTTCTCGAGGTCCCTGCGCCTGTCGAAGAACTCAACTGCCTTAGCCGCGCCCTCATTCTTGTAGATTTTCCACGCTTCCCACATGGGAATGACTACGGCATTGAAGAAGCGCAGAGTTAAGACACGGTCTTCAATCTTAGCGCCAGCCGCCACAGAGTTGCAGAAGCTTTCGCAGCACTCCAAGAACTTCAGCCAGTCGTCTGCGTCATCGAGGAGCGGCACGGTATGAATGCCATTGAGGTAGAGGTCCACCACACCCTCACGACTGCCTTCACGCAGGAGGCGCTCGTACACTGCGATGTCTGGGTAGACGTGGAAGCTGTCGCTGATCTGCCGATAGACGCCGACGTACATGCCGAGCGCCGAGGCCACGAACTCCTGCAAGACGCTGAACTGAACAGCGTTCGCTCCGTACGCGCCCCAGATGGCATCGTTGCTGCGGCAGCACACCGTCATGTCCAGTCCGCCACTCCTAGCCTTGAAGAATATCGCGTCATTGCACGGGATGTCCTTCGAGTCGAAGTTGAGGTCGTCCTTGGGATCCCAGATCATCATCACTGCGCGGCGCGTGTCTGGTTCCTTCTTCATGAGGAACACGACTTCCATGATCTGATCTCCGTACCAGACTTGACTGCCGAAGTGTCGGCGCAGCCTGTGTCCGTACGGAGCATGGAACGTAATGCCGTCGTCGGAGTACTGCGCAATCTGTCTGTTGAACATCCTGAGGAACCCGACGTCCTTTCTACCCGCCAAGATCCACAGAGACTCGAACAGGTGAAAGAACGGGTTGGCGTCACGCGCCGGACAGAATGACACACGCTGCGTCGGGCATGAGTACTCCGTTACGACGGGCTCCGGCCACTCGCGTGTGAGGGTGCCTCTTGCCGTCCTGTTTATCCAATGAGTCTCATGGCGCATCATGAACACGAGTTCTGAGATTGCGCCATTGACATTCCTAACACTGATGGTTTTCATTTTCCCCTTCCTAGTATCCGTAGCGGTCTGCCATCTTCCTGATCTTAGCGGTCAGGCGAGGGTCCTGTTTCTCGAGGTCTTGCCACGTGACGTGCCGCGCCTTGAAGATCCCTCTGCTCCTGTTGGCCGGAGGAATCTGCGGCAGCTTCACGTTGCCAAGCTTCGTCATGTCACAAAGTCTGCGCCACTCCGACTTCCCCTTCACCAAGTCTTCTAGCCTGAACCTGTTCTTGGTGTAGCGCTCACAGGCTCTGTTGACCTCGTACCAGATGTGCATCGACTTGAGCACCTTCGGCTTGAGGCCAGCTGGGATGATGTCGAACTCTTCTAGCCACTCCTGATGCTCGACGCCGATGGTGCTCCAGATCGAGCCTATGGTCTTCAACGGATCTCGAACCAGATGAGCTCGGTGCTGAAACTGATAATCCGACAGTCGCTCACCGACGTGCGCGATGAGGCCCTTCGGGTGCGTGGACGGACTGAATGGATACCACGGAGTGTCGAGGAAGAAGTAACAAGACACAGTGCCGTCCTCACGAACGTACTCGTGTCCGACGTCCTTGCCCGCTGCCCTGAACACTCTCGAGAGCCATGTCGTTCCGCTGCGGCTGTTGCCGACGACGTTGATCCAGTGTTTCACCACGTCACCTCGTCTTGCAGTGTAAAGTCAACCTTTACAGTCGGATCATCGCACAAGGTTTCAGGCGTCCCCCACTCGTGCAGGAACATCTGCTCAACGTCAACGCTGACCTTGCGCCCCTCCTTGACGTGCTCGAAGAGTTGACTGAGGTACAGCACCTCACCCGGCCAAGTCTCCTCGAGATAGGTCTTCATGATCACCTTCGAGTCGCGGAAGTAGAATGCTCCGGCCAGCGCATGCGCAGAGATTGGGTCCTTCTCGGCACCTCTGGTGAACACGGGATGCGCGTCAACGTATCCGTACCGCTCCTTGTTGACGGAGGGGCGGAACGTCAGCGCACCGAGGACAGCGCCACGCGCTCGGCACCGGAACAGGAAGTCATCCAGCACCGGAGAGTCGAAGGCATTGTCGCAGTTGAGCACCACGATGTCACCGTAGAGCCCGCTGTCGTACTGATTGAGGTGACTGATGATACGCACGACGGTCTCTGCCTGCCCTGAGGTCGGAGGCAGTCCTACCAGCGAGGCAGGTCTATCCATCCGTGCCGCGAACGCAGCGACATCAGAAGTCTTCACTCCCACCACGACCCTGCCCTCCCAGTCCTCCGGGATGACGTGGTCAATCATGGTGGCATAGCGGCCCTTCCACACGAACTTCACGAGAGCCTTCGGCAAGTCGGTCTTCTGCTTGAAGCGCATGCTGTCGCCAGCCGCAGGAATGATCAGAGTGCAAGGCACACTTTCCACTTCGTATTCTCCTTGAGATAGTTGGCCACTGACACTGAGTCCTCAAAGACGATCCCCGGCCCGAGGGCATTGAGCACGCGAGCCTTCCCTTGAGTTGTGAGCTCGCAGAAGGTGGATGTCGGTGAGATGTTAATGGCGTCAATGACTGCGGTGGCCGCAACCTGTGACGCGCCAGTGATGATGATGCCGCCTGTCAGCTTGAACAGCTTCACCAGTTGAGTCGGACGCACCATGTGTCCGACGAGTCCCAGGTACTCTTCGTTCTTGCGCTTGTGGAGCTTGGGGTCATTCAACCACTCGCGCCACGTCTTCGAGAAGAAGTCCTCTGGAGGTTCAACGCCTACTCTTCGATAGGCTTCCAATACTGCCGCCCGAGTATCTGCGAGCGTTCCATCAAGGTCATAAGCGTACTGCATGCTCCGTTCCTTCCGAGGTTGTAGAAAATCTCCTTTGCGACATGGCTCGCCCACTCAAGGGCGATCTCGCTGCGTCCGCTGGCATACGGAATGATCCTCAGTGCGTGGATCATCAGCCAGAAGACAGCCTTGTGCAACAGCTCTTCACTGAACTTGTCGCGCAGCACGTTAAGACAGGCATCGCCGGGCATCGCCCATCCGAACATCACGTGCTCCCATCCGACCACCGACTGTAGCATCTTGCCGATGTCCACCTCCGGCAGCCACGCCACCTTGCCGACGGGACGGATGGGGTCTATGAAGCGCAGCTTCTCGCCCTCAAGCGTGACCATCACGTTCGAGAACGTGGGATCACCGTGGACGTAACACCCGAGCGAGGTCTGCCCGTGGTATAGGTCAGTCATCATCCATGAAGCGTTGAACGGCTGCCCCTTGAACCACTCTTCCATCGCTTCCATCCAGTCGTGCTGATCAATGCCGTTGCACCAGACGTCACGCTGAAGCGTGTAGATCATCTGATTGAGCAGCTCGTGTGGCTTGTACCACTTGAGGAAGTCGCAGGAGAGCGTCTCCATGAAGTAGCCATCTGGCATCAGGTTGATGACGCGAGGGCAGACCTCAGGTCCCAGCTGCCTCACGTACTCGGCCTGCTCCCTTGCGTTCTTTCCGGTCTTCCACGTTCCTTCGTCGGACACTATGACCGTTGCTCCGCTGAAGCCTGCCGTATTCGTACGCTTTCTTCCAGCGTACAATAACTTCTTTTCTGGAAACAGACTGCTTGTACTCACGTTCCACCACCTTCACAAAGTCAGGGAACATCTGCGCCAGCTTCTCCGCGTCGGCGTTGCTGGCCGTCATGTTCCGTTCTAGGCTTGCGCCTCCCTTTGAATTGTACGTCTGATCCACCACGAGTTCAACCAGTACACGATTCGGGTAGCCCTGAGTGAGCAGCTGAAGGCACAGCTCCATGTCCTCACGGTGCTCAATGCGCCCGAGGACGCAGTGCTCAACGACTTCCGGCACGCGATAGCCTAGTGCGTAGATCATGCGAGAGTTGGCATACCATCTGTGAGCAGACAGGATGCCATTGTTGCCCTGACGCGGCCCGATGCCGACATGCACGTACTTGTCCAGTGCTCTGTCAACCTTGCGCAGCGCCCAGTCAATCTCCTCCTCGGATGCCGTCGTGATGTTGAACGGCGGAAGAGGCTTCCCCTTCTTCAGAGGCTTTGAGTAACGACGCCTCGAGAAGCGCAGGTCATCGTCGAACATCATTATCTTGTCCACTCCCGTGGTGTTGTAATGCTCGAGAATCCACTTGCGCTTCTTGGCGATGGACGTGACTGAGGGTGGATGCACTATGAGTGACACTCCCGCAGGCACGGTCTTCTTGAGATAGGCCGCGTCAACTTCGTCAACGATCAAGTCCGTTCGCTTGTGCCATCGTTTCGGAATGTTGCGCAGCGTTATCTGTCGCTCAACGCGACGGTATGTCGGTATCACGATCCTCACATGATCCTCCTCAGTCGCTTGACTATGGCTGCCGAGCCATGCGCCTCGAGAACGTCGAGTGCATTCTTGCGCAGCTTGTTGAGCTCACCGACGGTGACGTTGCGAAGGATGTTCGCAAGATCATCATCACTGTGAACGGCAAGGCAGTTGACGAACTCTTGCATGTCGCCTTTCTTGTCCGCCCAGTTCGTGTGAATGACGTTCACCGTGCCAGCGTCCATCGCCTCAAGGAAACTGTACTGCGTTCCTCCGCCGTCGCCGTGCGGATAGTCCGAGAGGTCCACCGCCATCTGGTATCCTGCGGCCAGCCTAGCGGCGTCCTGTGAGCAGCGGAATCCCTTCGGCTTCTTGTACGACGGATACTTCTGCTTCAGCTTGAGGCCCAGGAAGTGAGTGGTCTCTTTGCCCACGAACTCCACCCTGAACTTCGCCGGCAGCGACTCATTCGCCTTGCAGATGATGTCAGGGTGCTTGTTTGTCGCTACCATCGACAGTGAGCAGGCTCGCTGGCGTCCCTTCAGGTCGGACAGCTTGCCATGAACTCTCGAGTACGGATGCGGCAAGTATGCGCTGCCCTTGAAGTGCTTCTGCAACGACTCACGGATCACCACGACCTGAGCAGGCTTGAGTCCTGTCACGTGCGGGAACTGTTTGAACTCTTGCGTACTCTGGACACAGCACATCGCGCCAGCCTTGAGGAGCTTGTGGATGGTGTCCTTGTCCGCAAGATCATCTGGCCGTGCTACAGCCGTGATGAGCGTCGGAGTGGTCTTGGCCGCTCTTACCGCAGTGGCCACGCTCACGTTGCGATAGGACAGCTCGTGTCCCTTCATCACTCTCGTTACTCGCTCCTCACGATCTCTGTTGCAGCGCAGGACGGTAACGTTCACGCCCTCCGCCACGAGGCATCGTTGCAGATGCGCCGTGAAGGACGTGAAGCCGCCAACCGACCACGGGCTGAGGTAGATGAGGTTGATGCTCTTCACTGTTACCTCCCTTTCGCCAGCTTGCTCAACATGGCGCTCTTTGAGACCGCCGTCTTCTTGAGCTTGTAGCGATCGTTCTCGAAAGACACGCGCTCGGTGGTCTTGTACCGACTGCGCGGCCTGCCCTCGCCGTTCTTGACGCGCATGTACTTGTCGAACTCACACAGTGAGTGCTCGACCTCACGCATCTCGAATGGCCACTCGCATGACTTGACCTTCTTGCTGAGCTTGCTCGGAGCACGCTCGAGAAGCTTCCTCATGGCGTCCACGTAATCTGGTTTCCTGCCTTCCATGCGATGCTTGCCGGTGAGCAGCCTGTTGATGCCTCGCTTCGCCCCCGGCCCCGGATTCGCCCATGTGTTGATGTCACGGGCTCCGTGTAGGACGTAGGTGAAGCGGAGGTCACACGCCATCTCATAGGCGATGAAATTGCCCACCGAGTTGATGTCAGTGAGAATCTCCACCGTGATCTGCATCGACTGCGCGTTCATGATCCGCTTGGCCAGCTCGTCGCGGTGCTTGTAGACGTAGTCCACCGCGTCGGTGATGATCTCCACCTTCGGGATTGACTGCCCGAGGTTCGGCACAATGTACGCGCCGGTGAAGATCTGCTTCTTGTTGCGCTTGCGCTCTTCGAGGATCTTCAGCGTCCTCGCTCTGCTCCACTTGCCCGAGAAATAAATCTCGTCGTAAGTCGGAGGCCAGTTGAACAGACGGAACAGCGCGTTGTGAAACACCACGTCACCCGGCGACGGGCGCTTGAGTGAGCCGTACAAGAAGACGTAACGGTTGATCCACGCTTGCGTCACGCGGTCAAGCTGCCGGAACGGGTTGGTGAACTTGTAGTCGTTGAGGATCTGGTCTTTGGTCCACGGCCTCTTGTGACCGTCGCGCTTCTTGAGATAGATGGAATGCCGTTCGTTGATCCAGTACCAGAACAGCTTCTCCTCCGCAGGAAGGAATTTCATTGGTCATGCTCCATGAGAAGGGAGGGGCGACACTGCGCCGCCCCTCCTAGTTGCCGATGGTCGTCAGGCGACCTTGATGAAGCCGTTCTTGGTCATCAGCTTCACCCAGCCGGGAAGCTTGGCAGTGTTGATGCCTGCCTCCTTCGCCTTCGCCGTCAGCTCCTTCATGGTCATGCCGCCCTTAACAGGCAGAAGTTCCTGGAGCTTAGTCTTCGGTCCCTTGCCGGGACGCGGCTTGCCCTTGATGAACTTGCTCTTCGTCGAGATTTCGACAGGAGCCTTGCGCTCACGGGTCTTCTTTTCCGCCTTCTCTGCCTTCGCAGGCTTCTCCTTTCCAGCCTTGCGCTTCGTCTTGACAGGGGCGTCGGCCGACTTCTTGGCCTTCTTGGTCTTGGTCTTCTTCACGGTCTTCTCCTTCCGCTTACGGGCGGGCTGCTCTTCCTCTTCCTCGTCTTCCTCGTCCTCATCGGACTCGTCGGACTCTTCCTCTTCCTCGTCCTCGGACTCCTCCTCGTCGTCCTCAGACTCTTCCTCTTCCTCCTCGTCGTCCTCAGACTCCTCAGAGTCTTCGTCGTCGAGCTCTTCGTCGTCCCCGTCGAGGTCTTCTTCGCCTTCTTCCTCTTCCTCTTCTTCGAGCTCCTCGTCCAGCTCTTCCTCGACCTCGCGCTTCTTCTTAGACATGCGGTCCTCCTTATCAGGACGTTTCAACGTGACGGCGGGCCAATGGTCAAGAACGCTCAAGTCCGCCAGCTTGACGTTCCCACTCTTCTCGACCATCCCAAGTGATAGCCGTAGCACCACATGAGCGGCAAAGTTGAATGCTTCTGAAAACTCCTTGCTCACAATCGGAGCATTGACTGCCTCGGAGATCAGCTTGCTCAACTGAATCCAGGTCATGCGAGCAAGACACTCCTGTACCTCAAAGATAAATCTGGTGTCGGCCTCCTTTCGTGGTAGGTAACTACGATACTTCGGAACCTTCGAACCGTTCTCCTTACAGAACTCCTCGAAGGAACGGAACACGTTCTCGGTCAGAACCTCGAAGTGCTCATGCTTCTCCATCAGCTCGCGGTACTTCGCGGACTTGGTCTGTCCTGCCAAGAGCTTCTTGCCCTTGCTCCTTCCCTCCTTGCGAGCCTTGCGTTCGTCCAACCGCTTCTTGCCAGCCTTGTGATACTTCTTGAGGTCCTCTTTGGTAGAGGGTCTGAAGCCGTCCGCGTCCCGCTTGGGTTCGCTCGCGCGCTCCGCTGCCGCCCTCTTAGCCTTGTTGAATCCCATGTCAGCCCTCCTGTTTTCCGTAGCGTCGTTCCATTGCCGAAAGCAATGCCTGTTGATTCCTGTCCTTGCGCGACAGTGCGTCAAGGATAACTTCATCTACCGTGTCATTTGCAATGATGCGGTAAACGATGACTCTGCGCTTCTGGCCCTGCCTCCAGATTCTCGCTATCGCCTGCTCGTGGTCTTCGAAGTTCCAGCCGAGGCTGTAGAAAATGACGATGCCTCCGCTGCCCTGTAGGTTCAGTCCGTGCGCCATGCTGCTAGGCTGCCCGAACATGACGGGGATCTTTCCCTCGTTCCACTGCTTGAGCAGCTTCGGAGTGTCCTTGAGTTTGAGCGACGAGTTGATGGCCGGAGCGTCGGGGAAGTAACGCCTCAGCCTAGCTAGGTCATGCCTGAACTCGTACACGACCAGAGCTGGCTCGCCGTTCAGCTCCTCGATCAAGTCAACTAGGTTCTCGTCCTTCTCGTCGTGGATGCGCATGTACTTCCGCTTGCCGACAGGCTTGCCCAGCTCGTCGAACGTCTGGTCAAGGTAGAGGCCTCCGTTGGCGATCTGGCGAAGCTTGCCGCTGACGACGGCAGCATTGGCCGCAGTGACCAGATGGTCATTCAGCATCGCCTCGAAGTCAGCTTCCATCTGCGCATACTTGGATCGTGCCTTTGAAGGCAGCTCAATCCTCCGGTCGAAGAACGTGAGTGGCGGCATGTCCAGCTGGTCTGTGCCGTAGCGCATGACAAGAGGCCTCAGCTTCTTGAAGATGCGCTTCTCGGAATCCTGCTTCAGCTTCCACTCGTAGCCCATGTACCCAGACGGATAGAAATATGTGTTGCGAAACTCCGTGATGTAACGCCCGAGCGCCACGCCTTGATCGAGGACGTAGATCTGGCCGAAGATGTCCATCATGGTGTTAGGCACTGGCGAGCCGGTCAGGATGTAGCGTCGGTCAAAGAAGCTGAGCATCTTGCGGATGGCACGGAACCTCTTGGCCGTCGAGTTCTTTAGCTTGGAACTCTCGTCGCAGACCAGCATGATCTTCTTGCCGCGTCTGAAGAACGCCTTCTGGTTCTTGAGCCACATGAGGCCCTCGTAGTTGAGCAGCCACACGTCCGTGTCCATCTGAAGACGCTTCGCCTTCTTGGGGCCGTGCAGGATCTTGTAGTCGAGGTCGAGCCTCCACTTCTTGATCTCAGCTGGCCACACTGAGTACACGATGCGGATCTTGCCCAGCACGAGCAGCTCGTCAACGACGCCCATCTTCTTCAGAATCTTGAAGATCATGAGCACGATCATCGTCTTGCCAAGTCCCGGAGCCAGCAAGAAGCCTGCCGCCGGACGGCTAAGACCGAACTTTATGCACTCCTTTTGATAAGGCTTTGGGATGAACTTGGTCAAGGAGGATCTTGATGGCTTCTTGCGCGGTGTAGACGACATGAACTTGAAACCCCATTGTTATGAGCTCGGTGTGCCTCCGTATCTGCATCTGAGTAGGCACCTCGCCCTTGCGCTTGAACTCGAAGAACAGAGCTACCTTGTAAGGAGCCAGCACCAGACGGTCGGAGTGACCTCGCTCACCGAACGGTCCTGCCGTGCTGAGCTTGATACACTTCCAACCTCTGGCCCTGACGTACTTGCAGAACTTCAGCTCCTCAACTTTTTCCAGGCGTCGCACGGTCCCCCCTTGCTTGACTTGAAGGCACACCACTTACAGGCATCTTGGCTCGGCGTCGGAAGGAACTTCGTTTCCGACATGATCTTGCGGCCCTCGTTCGACCAGAACTTCTTGCGCTTCGCAAGATAGGTGTTGGTGAACTCGTATGCGACGATGTCACCGAGGTCAACGTACCAGAACTCGACCTCGATCTTCTTGGCCGCTGGATACCACAGCCACGAGGCCAGCGCAGTGAGCTCAGCCTGATCGTCGTGGGCCGGATAGATCCTGCCTGACTTGTGGTCAATGTTGATGGCCACTCCCTTCTTCGGAGCCGTGGCCACGTCAGCCTTCAGCGTGAACGTCTGCCT